AGATGCTTATTTGCTCCTGTTGGTTTCTCTCCTTTCCAGAATCTATTCCCAGTGTCACCTTCCTTATCAAGATCAGTCAATCCAAATGTCATATAATCAATAAATCCAGCAGCACCTCTCTTGAATCCTTTTGGTTTATCCTCTTTCATTATCATATCATAACCTGCAAAATCTAACTTCTCAAATTTAGTTACAACACCACTAAAATTATTCACAACATTCTTAAACATTTCAGCCTTTGCTTTTATTTTTTCTGGTTGATTTTCCTTACCAACTCCAGTTATATTATCTGATACCTTAGAAGCAGTGTCTGCTCCAAAGTAACCTCCAATAAATGCACCTAAAGTACCACCAATAGCAGCACCAGGAATTGCACCTGCTCCACCAAAGAAAGCACCAATACCACCACCAACCCACGCTCCAATCTTTCCACCCAATGCAGCACCAGTGATACCACCAGCTACTCCACTAACTGAACCAGAAATTGCTTGTGTTTGTGTCTGTCCTTCTGCTCTTCTCATTGTATAATCCAACCCACCTGCTAATGTATTAAGAACAACATTACCCTTACTTACCCTAAGACTACCCTTCGCATTCTTTAAATTCTTAAGATTAATACCAGATTTATTTTTTAAAAGACTTCTCTTAGGTAATGTAATTCTTTTGGGTGGTGTAATTTTCTTACCCCCTGTAACAAATTTCTTTATATTTGATAATATCTTTTTAGTAACTAATCCACCACCAATGAGACCACCTGTAGTAAGTGCTCCACCAAGGAATCCACCTCCACCTCCACCACCAGGTGGAGGGCCTCCAATACCTAAGAATCCTCCACCTGCAATACCTGTTCCAATTTTCTTTATTTCTTTTTTATTTGGAGTTGCTTTCTTTATTGCCTCACTACTAGACGCAATCCATTTTACAAGTTTATTATAGTCCCTATTCCTCTTAAACTTTAATGCCTTAACAGATCTAAGAGAAGGAAGTGTCTTTATTTTTTTAGCGTCTCTAATAATCTGAGACTCTGTTATCTTTATACTCATCAGTCAGTAATATTATAAATCATTTTACTCTCAAATCCAGCATAACTATCTGTATTTGTTGAAGTCACAAAAGGTATTGATGGTGCAACACCAGAAGACTGACCAAGATTTGGATTAATAATTTGAGATCTATCTTGTGATGATGCTGGTTGAATTCCACCTGCATTAAATGGAATTATATTAACCTTAGATTTTGAAAAATTACTTAGATTATTAACAGTAGAATTAAAATTAGTTGATTTTAGTCTGACATATTCCTTCTTTGCTTCAATATATTTTTTTGCTCCACTTCTAGTGTTGGGATAATCTTCTCTCTTTGGTGGTGAAATGACAGTAGTAATTCCATCAGCACCAGTTGCACCTGTAGGGCCAGTTTTTCCAATATCACCCTTAACTGTTTCTATTTTTGTAGCAACTTCTGATTTTACTTGATCTAAATTATTTTTCTTTGCAACTAAAGAATCTATTGCAGCAGAGAATCTATCAACAACAGATTGGAATTTATTCACAGTACTTTCTTCTGATGCCATAGCAGGAGTTCCATCACCAAGCATTGATACTGTTCCTGCTGTTGCAAGAAAAGGAAGAGCTCCTTTCTTAGCAAGTTTCGAGGCAAGTTTGGGTTTCTTAAGTGCTATCAAAGCAGTAAGAAGTGGGCCTGCTATCAATAATGTTTTCAGTGCTGGCATGTATGGTGAAAGAGCATCCGAAACCATTTCTCTTATAGGCACTCCCATTCTCTCCAATAAAATTCCAACAAGTCCAGCACCTAAAAGAGTCTTTATTATTCCACCTGCACCAAATCCACCACTTCCACTACCCATTCCCTTTAATGATTTTCCAATTCTCTTAATTGCAGCAACAAGAAGAGTAGCACTTTCAAATGTATCCGCAAGAACATTCCTAAACAACTTCATGTTCTTTTGAAGTTGCTTTTCAGATCTCTTAGATCCAAAGTTACTCATAAAGTTTGATTTAAAATTAGTTCTATTCTGTTCCTGTCTTTCTTCTATTGGTGTAGATATATTATCAATCGTATCACTAAGACCTGATCTATCTCCTCGAATAAAATTAATAGCACCAGATACTGCAGCAACTGCTGGAGAATTTGCCTTTAAAAAATTTCCAGCAGACTTTCTTAGACCTGTCTTCTTTGCTTGTCTTAAACTCTTAGCAAGATTAAGTATAGGACTATTAATTGCCATTATTTGCCTGTTGTGCTTTTAGATTTTCCTCTTCAATGTATTGATTTAGTAGTGCGAGATAGATTTCTCTTTCCCACGGGATCATATTTTCAATCTCAGTTAAGCTGTATTTATGGTGCTGCATCAAAGCAAAGTTTAATTTATAATATGACTCAAGATCCATGTGAGCCATAATCACCCGAAAAAAGACGCTAATCCCTCCAACGTAACTTCACTTTCAACTTTAGTTTTAGGATTCTTTACCTTCATAGTATGAGATAACTTAGGCATCGTTGCAAAAAACTCTTCAATCATTTTAAATTGATTAGTGTTTAATGTTTCCACCCATTCAATAAGTTCTTTCTTAGTACAATCAGAAGCAGCCCACACATCATCCTTATCATAAACCATATCAATACATGATGCGACTATTTCAAATGACTGTTCTACAGAAGAATCATCACCACTAAAATCAAAATTATTTTTAATAAACTCACTCAGTGATGGATACTTCATCTTAAGAGTAAGATTACCGTCAAGATCAATCTCTTGCTTGTGCTTCTTATCCTTTTTGATTTCAATCTCATCAATGTAAACTTTCACAGGAACAGTAGTCTCATCGTCATCAGGACATGTAATTACTAGATCGATTGCTTCTCCAACAGATTTACCACGAACATTTAAAAAGATATATTCTATATCAAATGTAGGTAGTTCATCAACTTTAATTCCCCTTGTAGTAATACAATCTTTTAAAGTTGTTTTAATAGCATTAGTAATCTGTGTTACATCATTACTCTCAAGAGCAAGAATTAAAACTTTCTCTTCCTTAACTAGGAAGGGTCTGTATTTTATTTTCTTTCCTGTTGATGGTAAAACCAACTCATAAGTCGGGGTAGTTATTTTAGGTAAAGGCATAATATTTTATTCAGTATTTTATATAGGGAGGTTATTTACATAGTAGTAAAGAACATATCTTCATCTTCAGTATTTCTAATTACCTCTTTTATATTTTTTTCACTTTGATTAGGATATAATTCTTTATACTCATCTAAAAGAGTTTTTTTAGATGTTACTTCTTTTTTCACTTGATCTGATTTCACATCACCAGGTGTTTCAGCAAAATCATGACTATAAGTTCCATAGTATGGTTTGTTTACTATGGATCCTTTTGGAACAGGGTTCGCATTATTATTACGAGCAAGATAAGATACCTTGTCACCGTTATCCTTAATGGTAACATACCTAGTATAACTAAGTGTAACACTAACCTTAGTAATATCACTACCACCATAACTTAATGGTACTGCGGTTACCTGTTGGGGGAATGCATCAATTAACTGATATGATATGATGGGATAATTATTTTGGCCATCAGTAGGGTTATTTGGATTCTTCCAGAATGATCTTTCAAACTTAGTAACAGTTATTTTTCTTCTATACTTCTCAGGATACCTCATTCTATAATAAGAGTTTGAGTCTTGGAAATCTGTTTGAGCATTATATCCACCTTGATATTGTCCTCTATCACCATACAATGGATTAGCATAGTTCAACCACTCTTCAAAGATACGAAGCATATTATAATTATTATCAACATAGTATGTTACTTCAAATGGAGCAAAGATTCTTCTATAAGGAACATACTCTAACATACCTTGATAGTTAGCAGACTGTTCTGATAAATCAAAGTTTGATCCTGGAAGAATTGCTTCAGCAGCAAAGAAATCATAACTATAATTGGATGAAGAATAATCATCAAACAATCCACAAGCAGTCAAGTGACCATCTAAATTATCTTCACTACTTCTATTCAGGTGTAACGAAACTTTATATTGACTTGTTAATGAAAGATCTTTAAATATATCTCTAGCAGAAGGCAAGGATCCTTGACCCCCATCAGTACTTCTGGGAGAAGTCATCCTCACATATATTGGATCGACTCTTAATGCCATCTAAATACTCTTAAATTAGTTATCCTATACTATGTATGTCATATAATGGAAAGTTTCGGCCAAGACACCCCAAAAAGTACAAAGGAGACCCCACAAACATAACATTTAGATCACTTTGGGAAAAAAAGTTCATGAGTTACTGTGATCTGAACGAAAGTATTAATGAATGGCAGTCAGAAGAATTCTGGATTCCTTATCGTTCACCATTAGATAATAGAGTTCATAGATATTTTCCAGACTTCTTTATTAAATATAGAGATGGCAATGGTAAAAGAAGATCAGTGGTAATTGAAGTTAAACCAAAGAAAGAAACTAAGATGCCACCAACAAACCCAAAGAAGAGAACAAAGTCGTGGGCATACTCAGTAAAAACATGGGCAGTGAATCAAGCAAAGTGGAAAGCAGCAACAGAATATTGTAAAGATCGTAACTACGAATTCAAAATCATGACCGAAGATGATCTAGGTATCAAGTAATGCCAAGGAAAACACTCAAACAAAGAAGAGAAAGAGATGCTGCAAGAGAACTGGAGTTATCTAATGATACCACTATTGGTGGAAGAATCTTAGATAGATCCAGAGGAACTGCTGGCACTGATGCTGACTGGTTTGCTAATGAATTATATACTGAACTAGATTCAGTAGCAGAGCAAAGATTCCCTGAAGTAGGTGAGTTATGTTTCTTCTCATACTCTGCAGCATTTGGTGATAAGTATCCTTGGTGGGATCGTAGACCACTCGCATACATATTAGATATTAAATTGGATTCTATACTTGCTGCTAACTTACACTACTATAATCCTAACATAAGATCAGCAATTGCTCGTTCCCTCATAAATAAAAGAGAATCTAATATGCCTGACAAAACATTACATAGATATTTTATCAGTAATATTGATGGTTTGTTTATTATTCCCGAAGACTCAGAAGAGTGGGCTGACATTGCTATGCTAGTAACAGAGAGATTCGTCAATAAATATGGCAATGTCTCACCAGAAACAGTTTGGGATAGTCCTTAATGTCAATATCAAAAGATTTTCATAAGAATAAAGTAAAGACCTATACATATAATGGTAAGAGGTACATGCTTTTTTATGATTCAAGTAATGGTGATGTTGAATTACAAAGATTTGGAGTATTAAGTCATACCACCGTATTTGAAAATGGTGGATTCACTGAAGCAGGTACAGAAGATTCAAACCTCTATACCAACGATGTATCATTTGAAAGTGTTCAAAAAGATATAATAGCAGATATTGTTAATGCACATCAAAAATCTGGTGGAAATGCAAAGAATAAAGTATTACCAGCATGGGCAGATGCTAAAAAAGGATTAATTGAATCAAATACAGAAATAGGTGAAGTACAGTCAGGAATGAAAAAGACTGAGAGTGGTTGGGAATTTGTAGGATCAGATCTAACTAAATGGACTATCAGTAAATTAATGGAGCATGGCCCTCTTCATTATCCAATTGATGCTATGTACAGCACATCACCAAAGAGTGCTGTTAATCAAGACCACATAAGAATTTTACAGTATACTTATAGAGCACCATCTTCTTTTATACTGGGGGAACAATCAGATAGCAATGCAAGTACTGTACTTACAAGTGGTCTTCCCAGAGTAAGTCCATTAAAAGAATACTTGGGATTAGTAAAACTCCCAATGCCAACTAACATAAGTGATTCAAATAATGTGAACTGGGGTGAAGATAGAATGAATCAATTAACTGCAGCAATGACTTCTGCAGTTATGGGAAATAAATTTGCTGCTGGTGCTGGTGTTGCTGGTGGAGGATTGCTTGCTGGTGGTACTGGATCATTTATAGGATTACTAGCTGCACTAGGAGTTACCGATAAAAATGCAATGGACAGTTTGAGAGACAGTGGATTTAATGGTTTAAAAAACACCATTCAAGAAACTTTTAGTGGAGATACTACTAGAGGTATGATCTTAGGTTCTGCTCTTTCATCTAGAATCTTAGCAGCAGGAGGATTCAATGTGGATGCAAATGCAATACTATCAAGAGGTGCAGGAGTAGCTCCACAAAGTAATCTAGAATTATTATTCCAATCACCTGCATTAAGAACATTTGATTTTGCTTGGAAGATGACACCAAGAAGTGAAAGAGAAGCAAGAATAACTAAGAACATAGTTAGATTCTTCAAACAAGGAATGGCAGCAAGAAAGCAAGAAGGTCTTGCAGGTGGCCCATCATTATTCTTAGGTGCTCCAAACATATTCCAAGTACAATATAAAACAAATAACAATCAAGACATTGAAGCATTAAATAGAATTAAGACCTGTGCATGTACTGGATGTTCTGTGAACTATACACCAGATGGAGTATGGAGTGCATATGAAAAAGGTCAACCAGTAAGTACAGTTATGTCTCTAAGATTTGCAGAACTAGAACCTATCTACGATACAGATTATCAAGAAGCAATTGTAGAAGATAGGGAATGGGAAGAACCAGGTTGGTTTAATAGAGAAGCAACTGGGGATCTATATCCAGTCGGAATCGATGAGGTTGGTTACTAATGGCATACTTTAACGAACTACCAAATATCAATGTTGCTACTCGCATGAAGGGAGCACATAGAAGTGATGAATTAATTGAACTGAAAAATTTATTTAAGAGAGCAAAGTTAAGGACTGATGTTGATCAGGCAATAACAGCATTTGAATATTATCAAATCCCAGATAACATGAGACCAGATGTACTTGCGAAAAATCTTTATGATAATCCAGAATTGGATTGGATTATATTAGTTACGAATAATATTATAAATGTCAGAAATGAATGGCCTTTAAGTAATAATGATCTACACAATTATATTCTAGAAAAACATGGAACAACAGAAGGTGTACATCACTATGAAACAACTGAAATTAAAGATTCGGATGGAAGAATAGTTTTAGAAAAAGGATTATATGTTGACTCTACATTTACATTCAAATGGTATGATGGTGTCTCTTTAAAAACTGAAACACCTGTCCAGTCAGTATCTAACTATACATACGAATCAAAAATAAATGATGAGAAAAGAAAAATAAAAGTTTTAAAGAAAACTTTCGTACCAATGTTCATAAGTGACATGAGAAAAATGATGAAGTATAGTAAATCTTCTCAATATATAAACGATAGATTGAAAGAAGCATACAACCCAAGAATAATTGGAGTATAAAAAAAGACCCCCGAAGGGGTCTTTTCTTTTAGGAATTAACTAACTTAGCAAAGTAACTTAGAGATTCATCTTCTTCCTCCGAAGAACTTTCCGATACTACTGGATCGTTTGGATATGGAGGTGTCGGTACTGGAGCACCTTCAGCAGGTACAGAAGAAGCAAAACTACCTCTACTGTTATCCTCACCATCTAGTTCCTCATCAAGTACAGGTCTCTTGACTGGTTGATTCAGACCAAGAACATTCTCAAGACGCTTCTTAAGTGCTTCATAAGACTTGAACTTATCTGGTGCAGTAAACTCATTAAGATCATACTGTTTGTTGTAGATCTCTTCTAGTTTTGCATCATCATCAAAGAGAGCACTTGGTCTAT